GTTAATAACATCCTTGTAGTAATTCGATGTGCCGTCAGGCTTAGTTGCGCCAGATGCTTGAGAAACGAATTCGAACTTCTCAAGAACAGTTCCAGGTGTTCCTGAAATTGCGCCATCTTCGTCGATGACTACAATGTGCAGCTCGTCGTTTGTTGAGCCGTACTTGGCGGCATCCGCCGATGTTCCTGGGACAGAGGAGAATAGATCCTTATATCCCCAGCCAGTAAATGCTGTGGCGTTTGCAGAGCAAACCGAAACCTTGAGAGAATTTCCAATTGATCCAAGATACTTTGCGCCCCAGATACCGCGATCGCCTTGACCGTCAGCATATGAATTCTCGTAGACGTCCTTATTCGGAATAAGGAGACCAGAATTACCACCGGAACCGGAGGTAGCGTTTAGTGCGGTAGAAGAAAATGCGCGAACAACCTTGAGGTTGGCAGCATACTTCAAAAATGAAGCCGCAGTGAGGAATGAACGAGCGGTCGCAGCGGTAGGAGCACCGAACACTGTTGCCAGTTCCTTTTCGGAAGACACAGTGACGATTTCTCCAGCAGGACCCCAGTTGAAAGCACCAGCGTATCCACCAATAGATGTGGATGTGGCCGGTACGACATTTGTTAGGTCAATTTCGTTGACCTGAACTCCGGGTGATACTTGGAATGCCATTTGATTTGGATCTCAAAGTTAGGGTTTGATGTGAAACATAATACGGATATTCGCGTGTCTTATTTATAAATAGCCGTTTTTCGAAGAATATCCTACGGTTTCCCATACATTTCCATCTGCGTCGACCTCACGTCCTTCATCTTCTTTATTCTTTTCTAAATTGCCCAGAATACCTACGGGTGCTACATCTTCTTCAACGAGTCGTAACCTTTCATTGTACAGCATATCTCGAATATCCATGCTGGACATATTCACGAAGATATCTGTGGCCACAAACCATGCAAAGATCACAAGCGACATTACTGTATCATCATGGTTGCCTTCGGCTGCTTCATATGACGAACCCGATGCTTCAAACGTGCTAAGTTCTTGAATTGTATCTGCGTCAGTAATAAGCAGTTTCTTGCCTTCGATCAGATCTTTAAGGTTTGAGCAGCCAATGCGCTTTGTTTTCTTTGTTGTCGTCAGTCCAATTGAGCCATTCTTTACTGCAGACTCTACGAACATATTTTCGTATTCCAGGTCGTAATACAATCCGTTGCAGACCACAGATCCTTGGTCATTGCTCTCAACGATAATGTACGCCTTATTATAAGTCTTTGCGTACTTGTAGATTGTATCAGGAAAGATTAACGGAGATACCAGTGCATCTCTATAGGCAGCAACTAACTTAAATGGTCGTGCAGTAACATCAATAATAGAAAATGTCGAGAAGTCTTGATTACGACCTTTAGCAACATCCACTGCCATCACGTAGTTATGGTCAGAAATTGGGCGCTCATATACTTTCACACCATTTTGAATATAGATTGGTGATTCTGCTTTGAGCGCAAGCAGTGTTTCTGCATTGATCAGCGTGTTGCCAGTGCCATGAAAGCTATTACCAAATTCTTGCTCAAACTGTAGCTCAGATGTATTTGAGATCGTTTGACGTTTCCATTCTTCATCGCGCCCCGGAACGTCCCACCAATCGACGCGGAATGGTTTGAATTCATTGACGCCCTGTACCGCACCTTCCCAGATGCGATGAAACTGATTGCCCACGCCGTTCGCAGTAGAGGTAATGATGACTCGCGAGGTCTTACCCGAGGATACTACAGGATATGTCGAGGTGTAGAATGTCGTTGCGTCTTGCACGAATGCAAACTCATCGAGGAACAACAGGTTGACAGACAAACCACGAATCGAGCTACCTGATGTAGCAGCTGCAATGATGCGCGAGTTATTGCTGAACTCAATCGATCCTTTGTTCAGCGCGCGACATCCAGGCTGTAGGAAGAATGGTAAATTTTCAAGCGCAAGCGTAACACGCGCAAGCATTTCACGCGCTGTTGCTGCTTTGTTTGCGAGGATTGCGATAGTTTTATCAGGCGAAAACAGCGCAAACCACAGCAGGTAAATGACAGAGCTGATTGACTTACCCGACTGGCGGCATGCAAGCACAATTGAGAATCGGTTGTCGTTGAAGTGCTTGAACATTTTACCCTGATAAGGATAAGGCTCAAACGCAACCAAACCTTTATCAAGATTAATTACCTTAACATATGTCCGAGCAAAATACTCGGGATCCTTCATGCACTTCAGATACTCTGCGACTTCATCTTGCGTGAACTTTTGTTGCACGCCATCGCGTTTGACCGCGGGGTTGCCAAGATAGCCTAGGTCAGCGTTCTTGACGAACATCTGGCTCTGAGGCTGTGACATTTTTCTCCTTTAGTTGTTCGATCAGGTGCTTTTGTAGATCTGTTGTTGATCCCAAAAACAGATTGTTCTGCGTCAGAGCAGGCTTTGCTTCAGCAGCAGCTTCTTCCTTCTTCTGAATTTCTTTCTTGGCCTTCTGCAGCGCCATCAACTTGTCTGTCATATCCGAGGTGTTCTTTAGCATATTGCTCAGAACTTCAAATGCGCGCGGATGCTCAGACTGCATCGCAAGGTTCAACATCTGCTCGATTGCCTCATTAGACTTGCTGACAAGATTGCGATATGTCTCGCGCGAAAACTCGTAATCATCCTTTACGTCATCCTGCGCCGGAGGTGGCGGAGGCACTGGCATATTTTCCTCGAGCTTCTTGATTAATTCTTCACTTGTTTTACTCATAATATAAGTAATAGCGATTAATCAAAGTCCGTGAACGGAATCAGTTGAGTTGTAATTGGCCCAGTTGGACTTGTCTGTTCAATGTCGATACGCTCAATAGGCTTTAGTGTATCCTGATTGCGAAAATCTACCAGAACATTATGAATCACATCTCTATCGGAGATAGGCCCATAGAATCTTAGCCGTGTCTCAAAATCTAACGTGTAAATGATCGCGCGGCGTTGCAGAAAATCACCTTCATAATCTTCATTCATTTCCACACCAGTCAGTACAAATGGAATATCAGTCTTAAGATTTAGGCTATCGAGATCTTTGATCGTCACGCTATATTCTGGCTGAAAATATGGAAGAATTTGCTCGATGATCTGCAATGCATCATCCTGATTTTTAGCCATGATCGATAACTGCAAACCCATGCGATAAGGCGCAAATGTTCTTACTGTCTTCTTCGTGGCATTGACTCCAGTCTGAGCAACAGTGATCAGATTATTGCGATTAGTCTTGATTGAGCTATCATAGACCATCGTGACAATCTCAAAAGACATACGCGGCAGCTTCATTGCAATCTTCGTATTGTCTAATCCTGGCTGCTCATCTAAACGCGCAAGGAATTTTTGCTTAGGGCCATACGCAAGTGGCACTCGAGTTATATTGACGACATTGCCGTCTCCATCTTTTCTAACGACAGAAACGTTATTGAATAGCGTGCCAAATACCGCTACAGTCTTTCTGATTGTTGCGTGGTAAAAGTGTCCGCTAAACATTTGATGGATCTCCAAATGGATTGTGTTCCGTAAAGTCAATGATAGTATCAGCAGTTACTTCCATTGCTCGATTTTGAGCACCCTGTGCGTTGTTTACAAATGTCAGATTTGTCTGCGTATTATCGATCTCAAATATTCCAGTAATATTCCACTGTGCTCCGGAAGTAATGCCAATGAGTTTATCCGACAAACCTGTTGTTACTCTAAATTTAGCAAATGCGCCAGTATTTGTCGAGATACCTCCAAGTGCAAGTTTAATTGCTGCTGTTGGAGATTCTCTATCAATCTTTAGCACCTTACCGTAAATTTCCTCTGAATCACTTCCACTCGTTGCGGGCACCAATACCTGCTTGACGTCTTCACCGAGGACAAATGACGCGCCGGTGCCGCCTTCGATCTGCACGAAGTATTCTGTGCTGAACTGCTGCTCAAGCTTGTCAAGTTCCGGAATACCAGTCTTGACTTCCTCATTGGAGTATTCAAAGAGCTCGCAGCGTAGTTTATAGACCGGGAACTTTGAGAGCTGATAGAACGGAGATTGATGATCCACAAACTTGATCTCCATGAAGCTCTTTGAAAATGGCAGGTAAATTAGATCACCTTCTGCTGGACGACTCGAAATAATGCCATTATTCCAGACCCCTACTAGCTTATCCCATGTTCGCTTCGCAACTACAAACGTTGCTTGCTCGCGGATCTCCAGGCCAAATTTGGTGAATAGCGATCCGTCGCCATCAAATCCATCGACGTTTTCCAGGTACATCTCGACCATATAAGCGTCATCGAACTTAGACTCGATTGCCTCGTTGAGTATCATATCGCGTGACACCATATTACGCGGCAGATAGTAACAGTCTTGTCCGTAGATCTTCAACGACTCTACGATCAGATCCTCATAAAGGTTCTGCTCGGACTTGACAGTCTGAGAGAAGTATACGTTGCGCGCCATAGATTATCCTACAAAGAAATCGACTGGCTTCTCGTACTTTAACTCCATCTCGTCTTCGAGCTGTTTAATTTCTTCGATTGCTTCTTGGTAAATTTGTTGGCCATTCATCGTCACGCCACCCGGAAGTTGGATTCCTTCGAACTTCTTCAGGTTGATACCCCACTGGCGCTTGATGAGAGCAGTAGTGTACTTCTTCAGGAACATATCGTTATAGATGTCGGTATAGGTCTCTGGATCGATCGCAGAGTACGCATCGACTAAAACGTATTCACCTGCCGCGGCGCGATATCCCCAGTCAAGGTCAATGTACAGACGATTCATGTGGCGGTTGAATCGTACTGGAGGAACACCATTGAGCTGCATATCCAGCATCTCCAAGAACTGGCGTGTCATCTCGTAGTTGACAAGAGCGCCGGCATACTGAAGATCGTAGACGTCATTCAGGTGCATCTGATAGCGAGCAGACCACATACCTGAGGAGGATACGGTATTGTTAGCCAGAGGAAAGATACGAGACACGAACAGCAACTGATCAGGAATATCGATATATCCGTCAGTGATGTTCTGCTGAGTCAGCTGATGCTTACGGTAATGGCGAATGATCGCATCCGAATGATACTCGCGGTAAAATTGAATGGCCTCATCCACGCGATCAGACACCTGATCGTCATCGATGTTGATCTCGATTACTGGCTGACCGAGCGAACGCAGGCAGTAATCGATGAGTGTTTGTCTGGAATTAGGTGAGGCCATTTGTGTTTATTCTTGCACTGGTAACGCAGTACCTAAACCTGTAGTATTTGTGTTCTCCGGATGTATTTCCACAACTCTAAAATTAGTAACTCCTAATTCTGTAGTATATGGAACAATATTAAATGTTTTTTCTTTAAATGAGAATGTTTTAGTTTCTTGATTATCTTGTTGCTGTTTAATCAATTGATTAAATTGTACTTTTTCTTCTTCAGTCAGTTGTTCGATAAATCCTTTACGCGCTTTATCTTTTGGCGTTACTTCAAAAAGAGCAATTGGTGAATTTTCAGTTTTTCTGCGAGCAATATATTGCTTGCCTTCAAACATAAATTTCCCATCATACTGTAATGCTGGTTCTGCTAATTCTAGCATTTGTTGTCTTTTTTCTGGTGTCATTTTGTTTAAATCGATTGGCATTGTCGGCGGTAAGCCTGGTCTATTTCTGCGAATTAATTCTTGCTCATCGAACATTTTTTGAAGTTCCGGGCCCCACTTATTTACTGGGCATTGTGCAGATTCAATATGAACCTTTTTGTCCATGAAGCATCCACATTTTAAGCATCGATCTTCTTTTAAGAATTCACAGGTTGAGCAAATATCTAGTCGTGCTTTTGCCTTTTCGGGTGTAGATAAGAATGGTCTGCCATGAACTACTGTGTCTGATGCACTTAACCAGGCCTGCTTTAATACATTTCTAGCTTGCTGAAATAGAGAAGGAAACTGCTCTATATTTTCGCGCTGTAATTCTTCGCGCGCCTGTTTATATTTTTCGTCGATTGTCATAATTTAATATCAAGATAAAGAATTAACGCTGCATGTGCTGCACCATCCATAACCACAAGGATAATAAACGTCCTGGTGAACATCCTGGCAATCTTCTGGACAATTGCACTCATAATAGCTATTACACCATGATTGGCCGCACGGGCAATTTGGCTCACACCAATCATCCGCGCTTGGATCGCAATCGCATACTGCACCATATCCAGTAGCGCAATCAGCGGAACAATCATAATCGCAGGTTTCACAGACATATGTTGTACCGCAATTACATCCACATTGTTCCTGCATGTATCCGTATTCTAGAATCCATGATCCGAGCTTAATAGTAGAATACGGATTTGAAATTACTACATAAAAATATCCAGATTTTTTGCAGCCACCTGAACCATTATACACATCGTCGGCACAGCTACCATTACCAAGCGAAACATATTGA